TAAAAACAAGGGTAATGTAATTTGACAGAGGGGGGTTCTTCGGTTAGGATGCAATCATGAATAAAAAGCCACCAGAACTTCATATCGTTGATGGAACAAAATCAAGGACTAGAGGCAACATAGCTTCCTTGCCAGACACTATTAGGAAAAGAATTCCTAGAGCCGAATGGCTTGACAATCCAGACGCTTGGGATAAGCAACAGTTTATAGATGAGACTTCAGAATTCTTGCATTCTGTCTATGGAATAGGTAATGATCAAGATAAGCATGCTTTGTCAATGCTTGCAGATCAAATTGAGGTTTATGTGGACTGCTCCAAAATGCTAAGGTTCGTTGATGATGAAGGAAAGCGTCAGAGCAGATTAGTAATACCTCAAAATAATAATGCGACCCTTGCTCCTAGTCCGTGGTTAAGTATTAGAAATAAAACCACTACCTTAATAATTCAGCTTATGAATGAGTTAGGGCTTACCCCTAGAAGCAGACTTTCTTCTGGCAAAGTAGAAAACAATAGCCCAATCTCACAATTCCTTAAAGGACCATTTGCTTCATGAAATGGGAGACAGGCTTTGAATATGCACACGATGTAATAAAAGGCGAGATTAATGTTTGCAAAGATATTAGATTAGCTTGCCAAAGATTTATCAATCAGTATGAGAATAAAGAATGGGAATGGGTATTCGATGAAAGAGTGCCACAGCATTTCCTATCCTTTTGCGGAAACCTAAAACATACTAAAGGTCCACAAGCTGGAGAACCATTAATATTAGAGCCATTTCAAATCTTCCTTATCTGTGCTATCTATGGATTCAGGGGGAAGAAGGATAAGACTAAAAGAATGGTTACTGATGTAATCGTTTTTATTCCTCGTAAAGCTGGTAAATCAACTATTACAGCTTCAATAGCACTTTACGAACTACTATGTGGTGAATCGGGCGCAGAGGTGTTTACTTTGGCAACCAATAGAGAGCAAGCAACTATTGTATTTGATGCGGCTAAAGGATTCGTAGAAGCAATGCCTACAGACTTATCTTGTCTATTTAATGTATCAAGATACGAAGTAAAGAAGGGCGGAGACTCACAGTCTACATTTAAAGCTCTTTCTAGAGACACAAAGAAATCTGGGGATGGTAAGAATCCATCTTGCGTAATCGTGGATGAAGCGGCTCAGATTGTGGATAGAAATTCCATTGAGGTATTACATTCAGGTATGGTCGCAAGGCAAAACCCATTACGAATCTATATTACAACGGCATCTTTCTCTAAAGACACCAAGTTCTATGAAGATATGAGCATGGTTCAATCTATGCTGAATGGGGAAGCTACTGATAATCCTAGATGGTTTGGTTTGCTGTATGGTTTAGACCCTCAAGACGATTGGAGAGACCCTAAGACTTGGGCTAAAGCTAATCCAATGCATGGTATCTCTGTCTTTCAAGAAGCTATTGAGCAAAGAGCGGAAGAAGCAAAGCATAAACCAGCGGTGCTTAATGAGTTCCTTTGCAAAACACTTAACATATATGTTAGTGCTAACTCTGCTTGGTTAGACAGAAATCATTGGGATGAGGCTATTGCTGAGGACGATGGGCGACAGCCCGAGGCCGTCTTTATTGGGTTCGACTTAGCCGCTACAAGAGACCTGAATGCTGTATGTACTTTAAAAAGATATGGTGAACTAGATTACAGAGCACATTGGCAATTTTTCTTACCTGAGATTGGGTATGAGTTAATCCCAAAGCATTATCAAGACATATTTAGAGTTGCTGTGGACTCAGGCATCTTAAAGCTTACTGAAGGTAATGTTATGGATGATAGAGAGATTAGTGACTATATTCTTCAGGAATGTGCCAAGTATGATGTTAAGGAAGTAGGTTATGATGCTTATAATGCCGCTTCAATGGTTGCTAGGTTATTTGAAAATGGTGTCCCAGTAAAAAAAGTTGGGCAAGGTATGAGTGTGTTATCTAATCCATCAAAATATATAGAGAAATTAATACTTAATAAGCAAATTAAGCATGATGGCAACCCATTTTTAGGTTGGCAGTTAGGTAACTGTGAGGTTTACGAGGATGTAAATGGTAATATTAAGATTAGAAAAAACGAAGCTGACAAATCTGCTAAAGTTGATGGCATAATAGCCATGATTATTGCAGCACATTGTTCATTAGATAACCCATATACTTCAACTAGCTTTGGGTTTAGATCGTTTTAATATAGAATTAGTAAATTCTAGGAGAAAAAAATGGGTATTTTGGATATTTTCAAAGGAAAGAAAGTAGATTCAACAGAATCGAATACCCTTTTTGGTCAAACACAACTTGGTAATAATGTTATTTATCAAGGTCAAGGTGGCAAGCAAACTGTTTCACAGCAATTACTTTATGTAACTACATCTAGCACTACAGCCGCTGGTCGGACTGTGGATATGTCAGTATTAAGCCGAAACAGCACTATTATGAGTTGCGTTGGTGTTAAAGCTAGAGCATTAGCGCAGTTACCAATTCGTGTTATGTATAAGACAGACGATGGCACATTTGTTAATGCTTTGGAAAATACTGCCGTTGGAGCAAGAGATAAAGCAAAAGCTAAACAAGTATTAAATCTACTTAGCACCCCCAATAACTTTGAAAGCCAATATGAATTTTGGTATCAATGGTCAATGTGGCAAGACCTTGCTGGCGAAACATTCACTTTATGGTGGAGAAAAGATCAAGCCGATTCTGTAGCTACTCCATTAGAAATGTATAACCTAGATGCCACACTAATAACAGTACAACTTACTCCAGCTAGGTATCCAGCTTATCGCCTATCCACCCCTAGCTATGGATTTAATAAAGATGAATTATTAGCGGCGCATCAGGTAATGCATATTAAGGAAGCGGCTTGGCAAGGTGCAGCTGGTTTTAATAAAGGTATTCTAGCTACTGAATTGGTAGCCTTAGACCAAGATATTGATTTATATGCCAATTTTATTATGCAGAACGGCGCAAAGCCTACTGGTATGTTTGTAACAGAACAAGTTATTCCAGACGCCAAATATAAAGAGATTGCGGCACGATTAAAAGAAGCATGGTCAAGCATGACAGGCTCTAGAACAAGTGATTTAAGCAAACCAGGACAAGGTATGCTATTAGATCAAGGCATGAAATATCAGCCTTTACAGATGCTTACTCTACAAGATGCGGATTGTGCTAAATTAAAAGAACAAACAATAAAACGGATTTGTGCTTTATTTGGTGTTCCTCCAGCAATGCTTGGTATTTCAGACCAAAAGTTTAATAATACGCAAACATTGTTGGATGAATTTTATAAAACAACTATGTATCCTATGGTTATAAATATTGAACAAAAGCTAAATAGTCATCTATTAAAAGGTTATCCTAGTTTATGTATCCGCTTTGATACTAAAGACTTTCTTAAAGGTGCTCCATTAGATCAAATGAACTTTGTTAATGCTGGAGTAACTGGTGGTATTATGACTCCTAATGAAGCTAGAGAATATCTTAATATGGCTAAAATGGAAGGTGAAGATGAATTAACTTCTAAATCCAATATGGCAGAACCAATATCAGGCTCATCACCACAAGATACTGGCGGTAACGGTGGAAATCAAAAACGCAAGATGAATATAGGTAAATAATGTTACTATTAGACAAAATTTTAGATATATTAAATTTACAAATTAAAAATAGTAATGTTAAACTACCAAAAAATGTAGTTAAACCCCCAAAAATACAAGATAATAATCAGGCTATTAACAATGGGGCTATCAATGAAAAATCTACTTCTAGTTTGCGAAGCAAAAGTTCAACTGGGACAATCCGCAGACGAAGCACAAAACCCTAGCGGAACAATCGAGGCTAGAGCGACTACTTGGGGAGCCAGAGAAGGTTCCGATGGACGCCGTTTTAACTACCAGCCTGAAGGTTTTGCACAATGGGCGGATGAGTTTGCCAAGGCTGGCAAGCCAATGCCAATGTTTTTAAATCATAACGATATGGGTATGCCTGTAGGTCAATGGGATGAAATTTCTTTTGACGAAGCTGGTATGACAGCTAAAGGTCGTTTGTTTATGAATACATCTTCTGGTTCAGATATTTATTCAGTCTTAAAAGAATCACCAAATTTATTTGGCGGTGTATCTGTTGGTGCTTATGCAGATGAAGCGATTATGGTTGATGCAGATGGCAATCCTGTGGATGAGCCTTCTGATGAAGCCTATTTTCAAATTAAAAAAGGCGGTCTGCGTGAGATTAGTGTAGTCATGTATCCTAATAACCCAGAAGCCAATATTCAAAAGTTAGAGTGTTTTGATGCTGAAGGGCATTTAAATCCTCGTATAGTTGAGGAAGCCTTGCGTGATGCTGGTCTTTCCAAGAAGGGTGCGACCACCGCATCTTCTGTCTTTAAGAAAATACTTGAACAGCGTGATGTTGTAGAGGAAATTATTAAAGATACCCCACAACAGGGTGAGCCTGAAGCGGTGGTAAATGAAGCCGATAAGATTCTCAAAGCCCTAGAGGAAAGAGAATTCTTAAAGGTATTATCTAAACGCATTAAGTAAAGGAAATATCATGTCTGAGCAAATCATTGCAAAGCTAGATGAAATCGAAGCTAATACAGTAGCTAAGATTGAAGAAGGCAAAGCTGAAGCAGTAAAAAAAGTTGAAGAAGCAGTTGTATCTTTTGAAGAAAAAGTTGCCGCTTTGGAAGCTAAAGTTAGCCAATTAGGTGCAACTCCAGCAATCAAGACTTACAAGTCTATTGGTTCTGAAGTAAACCGCATGGTTAAAGAGCAGTTGAAATCTTTTGTTGCTGGCGAAGCTAAAGTACAAAAAGAAATCAAAATGTTTGAAGATGCTGGTCAATATGATGCGTATTTTAAAGAAGCATCTGCATTAACTGGCTCTGGTGCTGGCATCGGTGGTCGTACCGCCTATGATCCAGTATTCGTTCCATTGCGTTTGCTAAATCCAATGCGTGGTGTTGCTCGTGCTGTTGCTACTGATGGTGCAACTTATCAGTTCCGTGCAAAGGTAGGCAATGCTGGAGCCGCTTGGGGTTATGCAATTAATAATAACGGATCACTAACAACTGAAGATACAAACATTTGGCAATTAACTCTCCAAGACTTAAATGTCCAGTTCCCTATCCGTACAGCGGCTTTGGATGATATTGATGGTTTGGAAGGTAATGTTGTTAGCGATATGTTGGCTGAGTTCTCACAAGCTGAAGCTCTTTCCATGATCCAGAATAACGACCAAGGCGCAACATCATTGCCTTATGGGGGTTCTAATGGTTTGCGTGGTTTAGATCAGTATGCTGGTGCTAATTCTTCCTACACAGGTGGAACAATCTCTACAGCCGCTTTCGGTACTTCTGGTACTGGTTCTTCTAGCGGTTTGCATAGCTTGGCTACTTATGACCAGTTAACAACTAACGCAAATACTGTTGGTGCGGCTAACATCAAATACAAAGATGTTGTGAACTTTATTTACAGCTTGCCACAGCAATATTGGACAGAATCAGCTTGTTTTGTTATCAACCCAGTTCTGTTACAACAGATTCGTGGTTTGGTAGATGATCAAGGTCGCCCAATCTATGTTGATGGTTTGGCTCGTAACGATGGTATCGTTGGTACATTGTTAGGCTTTAATGTTGTAGTGAATAAGTATCTTGATACTCCTTCACAAACTTCATCTGGCTCTGCTGGTACTAACAGCTTGTATCCAATGTATTTCGGTGATTTCCAAAAAGGCTTCACAATCGTTGATCGCTTGAACATGATTCTCCGTAGATATGACCAGACATTGCCTGGCTCAATAACTTTCTATGGCGAAAAAAGGCTCGCCACCAGCGTTGTAGATCCATTTGCAATTATCCGTTTCCGTTCTACTGGTACTGCAACCTAATGAAATGGGGGGTTAAAAACCCCCCTTTCTTAATCTCTATTGGAATTAAAAATGACAACTAATCTAGTTCTTGACGCAGTTAAGGAAGCCATTGTTGATGGCAAAGCAAAAGTAAACTTAAAAGAAGCATCTGCCCTTACTGGTTCAGGTTCAGGGGTTGGTGGTCGTGTAATTTACGATGATGCGTTTGCCGCATTGCGTTATGGAAATCCATTCCGTATGGCTGGCAGTCGTGTAATCACAACTATTGGCTCAGATGAAGCCTTTGTAGTAAATACTGGTACTGTTACCAATATTCAAGATGGCTCTAACAATCCTTGGGGCTATGCAGTAAATAGCGATAATGCTACATCTGGTGAAGATGTTAAGTTTTGGCAAATCCCAGTTCGTGTATTAAATGCTTCTGCCCCTATTCGTACAGCGGTTTTATCCGATGTAAATTACTTAGAAGAAACTATCCTTACTGACATTGCATTGCAATTTGCCCAGCAAGAAGCTCTTTCTATGATGTATAACAATGACCAATCTGGATCTACTACTGTAAATTATGGTGGTACTGCTGGTTTGCGTGGTTTAAATAGCTATGCTGGCTCTACTACAGCCGCCGCTTTTGGCTCTAATGGTTCTGCCATTACCAATGGTAAACATACTGTATTGCAAGTAGCACAAGCATCCGCTACAGCAATTTCTTATGATGACTTAGCTAATTTACAAGCCGCTTTGCCTTCACAATATCTTTATAAGCCTACAACTGCTTGGATGATGCACCCAACTACCATTGCTCAGATTCGCAAGTTAAAGAATACTGCTCAACTTCCAATTTTTATTGAAGTTGGTGATGATGATGGCGGTGCTTTGCTTTATGTATTTGGTCATAAAGTTATTTCCAACCCTTATATGCAAACAGCCGCTTCTGGGAATTATCCAGTTTATTTGGCTGAATGGGAAAGATTTGTAACTATTGCTGATCGTGAAGAAATGAACATTCAGCGTTTAGATCAAACAGCCCCAGGATTTATTACTATGTATTGCGAAAAGCGTGTAGTTAGCACAATTCGTGATGTATTTGCTGGTGTCCGTTTATACGGAGCTTGATAAATGACAACCGATGCTTTGATAAATGGTCCTTTTTTAGGCTCATCTAGGAATCCTTATTCTTATGAAAAGGTTGAGCAAACAAGCCGTGATATACAAACGGCTTGGCTTACTTTAGATGAGATTACACAACAGCTTAATCTTTTTAATGATGAAAGCCAAGATACTTACTTGTCTAGCATTGAATTAGCGACTCGTATGGCTATTGAAGATTATTTAGGTATGTCCATATTCCCCATTACTTACAAAGCATACTATGGGGCTACAAACACTACTGGAACACAAATGTGCTTGGATTTACCAGAGGTTTCACAGCCATTCCAAAATCAAGTTGGTGTCGTTATTAATTCAGTATCTTATTACAATGGTAATACTCCACCGACATTGGTTACTTTAGCATCAACAGATTATTTTTATGATGCAACAGGAAATAAAGTGGTTGTATCACAAGGATTGCCAAATTCTGTGAATACAGTAATGACCAACCCCATTATGGTTACTTATCAGACCAAAGCTAATCCTTTATCGCAATATCCAGTAATTAAGCAAGCTGGATTATTGCTTTTAACTCATATCTACAATAATCGTAGCAATACTGTTGCTGGAATGTTGCAAGAAATACCTTTTGGTGTTGCACAGTTATTGCGACCTTATAAGTCATTGGTGATGTAATGGCTATTGCTCGTTATGAGAATATATCAATAAATAGAGTAGTGAATTCCATAGACACTTATGGTCAGCAAACTACAACAACTACACTTTGGTTTCAGACCAGAGCGTTGGTTCATTCCGTTAAAAACTCATTAAATATTACTAAAGATGAACGGATTTATACGGATTTGGTTAATTTTAAACTTAACTATACCCCTAATATTAAAGAAATAGTGGATAACCAAAATCTTTATAGTATTACATGGAGAGATAGAGCATGGCGCATAGATTCGGCTGTTGAAGCTGATGATCGCATGACGACTACGCTGTATTGCTATAGAAATGATCCTGTGGTGCCAGTATGACAACACAGTTAAATCCATCCAATTATGCAAAAGCTATACAAGCGCAATTAGCTTCTATAGTTACACCTGTCCCTGTTTATGCTAACTTTAATCGCAATTTTGCTACAGAGCCTAAATTTTTAACTTGGCAGTTGAGAAATGTGCATCAACCAGTTTATACTGGCACAACTCAATCTGTTAAAGGTATTGATCGACCTACCTTTCAAATTAGTGTATTTGCACAAAATATGGTAGATTGTTTCGATATTAGTAATACAATATTACAGTCGCTTCATGGATATAGTGGTCAGTTTGGCGGTTCTACTGGTTTTTATATTTCAAAAGCAGATGTAATGTGGCTTTACAATACATACGACAATACTGTAGGATTGCATCATATTATTATGGATTGCACCTTGGATATTCCAGCTTAATAAGATAGAATTATTTAACTTTAATTTAAGGAATTAATCATGGCACTTCCATCAAAAGTACTTCCTGGCTTTTCAGCCACTTTGTATATGCAACCTACTTCTAGTCCAACTCCATTGGCTACTTCTGCTTTATCTACTTTGGCTTCTGTTTCTGCTATTGCTGTTTCTGGTAACTTAGTGCCAGTTGAAGCTATCCCAGCTTTCGGTCAAGATGATGCAGTAGCATCTTTCATGGTTGCTGGTAGCCGTCAATCTGACAAAATCCCTACACAGTCTGCTCCTACTTCAATGACTATTACAGCCGCTTGGAATCCTAGCGATGCAAATCTTTTATTGATTCGTGGCGATGCTTATAGCGGAACAGTTGATCGTACTTATGTAATTTCTGCTACTGATGGCACAAATATTGTTTATTATGCCTTTAATGGTCGTGTTTCTATGTTCCATATTGATGCGCAACCTGGAGCAGAAGCCAAATGTGTATTCTCCATCCATCCTCGTGGAAATCAGTATGGTTGGTCTAATTCAGCTTAAGGAATAATATGAAAGTTCAATTTGCTAATGGAAAAGTCTTTGAAGCTAAAGATATTGACGATGCTATTGCGCAATGTCTTGGTGGTGGAGATGACCCATTTAATCCTTTAGTTTTACAAGACGAACCAAAACAAAAGAAAACAATAGTCAATGCAGATTCAATCGAACAATGACCTATTAAGTTTCTTGATTAGCCAATCCAATTCAGGAGTAAAGAATTGGTTTGGCTTTCAACAACAGCGCATTGCTGGTATTCATACCGCTTATCAAATTGCCGCTATACATGCGGATAAACTAACTCCTGAAGAAATTGTTGAATATGTGACTAGGCTAAATAATGCCATTTATCACAAAATGATTAAAAACGGAGAGTAGTATGACAACAACCTTTAAGATGGAAGGCTTTGATGACTTTAAAGCCCTTATTGATGAGATTGTTAATGACTTTAGTGCTAAAGATGCTAAAGGAATTTTAAGAAATGGAATGAAAAAGGCTATGACGCCTGTATTAACATCAGCGGAGTTTCGTGCTCCTGTAGATACTGGTGCTTTAGAGGCCTCCTTGCGTATAGAAGCTAGAGCTCCTAATTCCAAAGATAAAAGGTCTAGATATTATGTTGCTGGACAAGTAATGGTAGCTTATGTAAGTACGGCTCCAGGCAATAAATTGGCACAGGTTTCTTATTACAACAAAAGAATGATAGAAAAAACCAAAAATACTAGAACTACAATGCCTTATAAATCTATAGGTATGAAATCAGATGCTAGAGCAAATGTTCAAGAATTTGGAAGCCCCTATTTTCCAGCGCAACCATATATGCGAATTTCTTTAGAAGCAAATGCTGATCAAGTTCTTAGAAGTTTAGGTGATGACATAGGTGCAGTATTAGAAAGATATAAAGCAAAACAAAATAGGAGTAGCAAATGAATCAATTAGAACAAGCATTTGGTAAGAAGTTTATTGAAAATAAAAGCCTTTTACGAATTAGATCATTTGAAATGGCTGGACATATTTTTAAAGTAAAAGTTCCATTAACTTCGGAATACGATGCAATTCTTGAAAGAATAAGAATACCAAATGAAGAAAAAATACAAGAATATTATAATGAACTAACTAAAGATTTAAAGAAAGAAAAGGAATCCTTAAATACTGAACTTGGTGTTATTTTTGAGGAAAATGATATTAAAGTGCAAGGTAGATCAATGCTGGAAACGGCTAGAAATAAACTAATTACTGAAAACCGTATTTTGGAAATGATTAAGTTATTAGTTCCAGAAGAAGGACACACTTTAGAAGATATTACTTATAAGGATGTAGAAGAGTTATTTCCATTCTCTGTTCAACTAGAATTAATAGAACATATTGGAGAAACAATATCTCCTTCATATAAGGAAATAAAGGGAAAGTAGTAAGGTCAGTTCGTAGGCAAGTTAAAGCATATTTAACTGCTCATGGTACTGACCCAGCAACAGTAGATGAACAAACTTTTAGCGACATTTGTGTCATGTTTAATGATGGCGTTATAGGTAATTTAGGATTATTGCAAGTATTAGGCAGTCATGCGGCTGGACATTTTAATAGTTTATTACCAAAAGGTTCGTCGCCTTATAAATTACAAGATATAATTCCTAATCAATATGATTATCTTTACCCACCATTATCGGAAGAAGCAAAAAGGGAGCAAGTTAGCAAAAATCTAATAGCTTTTGCAAAAATGCACCCAGGCGCACCCAGTCAATTACAAGGTTAACAAATGGCTAATATTGTTGCTCAACTAGCAGTAAAACTGGGATTAGAAACCGCTGATTTTACACAAGGATTAGAAGCCGCAAAAAAAGGGCTTGGTGAAATATCCAAAAAACTGGATGAAGCATCTGTAATTGGTACTGCCGCTTTTGCTGGCATGATTTACAAGTCTTTAGAATTTTCCGATAAAGTAGCTGACCTTGCTGATGCTAATGAAATAGCGGTAGAGAAGGTTTTAGCTTTATCTGAAGCACTTAATTTGGCTGGTGGTAGTGGTGAAAATGCTGGAAAAATCTTTGCATCATTTACTACCAAAATAGATGCGGCTGCACAAGGAAGCAAGCAAGCACAAGATGCTTTTGCTCGTATTGGCGTATCTTTAAAAGACATTGGCTCTATGACCAATGAGCAATTATTTGATAAAACAATTAACAATCTTGCCAAAATACCTGATGTAGTGCAAAGAAATGCCATTGCTTTTGAGTTGTTGGGTAAAGGTATTAGAGGTGTAAGTCTTAAGGCTATTCAAGAAGAAATGGCAAAAGGCACAGATTCATTTAGAGAATATGCTGATGCTGTAAGACTATCAGCTGATTTGCATGACAGACTAGAAGCAAAAGCTACAAAACTACTTTTAATTTTTACAAAAGAATTAATGCCTACTGTTTCGGCTATGTTTGAACAATGGGGTGAAAAAGGTGGTTTAGCTGAAAATGTATTTGGAAAACTTAATGCAGTATTGCTTGGTCTTTGGTATACCGCTGGTAGTGTTGCTAATGGATTTGCAACCATGGGTGTGTATTGGGATAAGTTTACTGGAAAAATTGATTCAAATAAAGCCCAAGAAGAACTAAGAAAAATATATGCAGATCAAGTAATGTTCCGTGGAAAACTATTGGCTTTAGATTCACCACAAGCAAAAGCTAAAGTTAATGGTGATGAGTTTGCTGGTAGAGCTGTAACAGCCGCTAAAGATGCCGAAGCTGATAAACAAAAGCAGATGCTTTATACAGCTAGTCTTATTTCTGTTGAATACAAAAGACAAGTTGATTTTTCATTACAGCAATTAAAAGTTCGTGATGCAATGGTTGGCATGACAAATAATGAAAGAAGAATTCAAGAGGCTGTAAATCAACAACTAGATTCCACAAGCAAAAAAATTGACGAAATTAATAAACTTCGTGAAGCTGCTGTAGGTCGTGGTGGCGATGCTAAAGTATTAGCTGAATACGATAAACAAATTGCAAAAGTAAAAGAAATTGGTGAGGCATCAGCAAAAGCCGCTAGACAAATTGAAGAATCTTCTATTGCTGCACAGCGCACATTTAGTTTTGGATGGAACAAAGCCTTTTCACAATATGCTGAGGATGCTGGAAACTATGCTAAAAATGCCGAAGATGTATTTACTTCTATTACTGGCAATATGACATCCGCTATGGATAAGTTTGTTGATACTGGAAAGTTATCTTTTAGTAGTTTAGCGAAAAGTATTATTCAAGACCTTATTAAAATACAGTTGCGTATGTTAATGATGCGTGGCATAAGTGCCATGTTTGGAGGTATTGGTGGCATGTTTACTGCTGGTCAAGCTACATTTGATTCAAGTGGTATGGTAAATAGTGCGGCTGATCCTAGTAGATGGGGTACTGCGGCAACTGGTGGAACCATTGATGGTCCTACTATTGTTGGAGAGAATGGTCCAGAGTTATTTATTCCTGGTCGTTCTGGAAGTGTAATCCCTAATAATACAATGGGCGATGCTTTAAGTGGTGGTGGTGGCGTTACTTACAATGGTCCGGTAATTCAGAATATGCAAGCTATTGATACCCAGTCAGGAATACAATTCTTGGCTAAAAATAAAATGACGATTTGGTCAATGAATCAATCTGCTAATCGTTCAATTCCAACTGGTAGATAATTATGGCACTTACAGACATCCTATCAATTAGCGAATCAGTTGGCATTAATGACCAAAGATTTGTAGGTCAAGTAGTAAGCAGAAATCAAAGAATTTCTACTTCAGAGATTATTACAGTAGTTCCATTTGCTTTTGAAATGAAGCCTATGAATTATTTGCTTTATAGTAAAAATAGAGCATTGCTTAATTCATTGCGTATTCCAGATAAATCATTAACTCAATATTTAAACTTTGGTTCTACTGGATGGGTAAATTATATTGCTTATCAAGGGGATATGACATCTGGTCAAATAGCTTCATGTCAATGGCAAACATCTTCTGCTAATAAAACTTTAGTTCTTGGTTCTTTACCATCCATTAGTTCTACAACTTATATTGTTAAACAAGGTGATTTTTGCCAAGTAGGTTTATATGCGTATATTGCTACATCTGATGTTCAGCGTGGTAGTGGGACTACTGTTTCTATTCCTGTTCATCGCAACCTTATATCTAGCTTATCGAGTCCAGTAAATGCTGTAATTGGTCAATATGGAACTACAATAAGCATGGGTGGAACTACTTATACAGGAACTACTTTTCAAGTTGTTTTAAGAGATTACCCTACATATACTTTAATTCCTATGACCAATGATTCATTTATTCAATGGTCTGGTTCTTTTAAAGCATTTGAAAGTGTATTATGAATGTAATTGCACCAGTAGAAAATACCAATAATATTAGATATGCTGATTTTGTTCGTGTAACTACACCTTCAAATACTTATCGATTTGCAACAACTCCATCTGCATTAACTATTTCTGCTGTTGATTCAGAATCTTTTAGTGCTTTAGGCATTTTAATGAAAGTTGGTGATACACAGCGAGATATTAAATCAACTGCCAATGAAACAACATTTACTATGGTTGGTATTGATACAGCAATGTTGGGATGGGTTCTTGGCAATCAAATTAAAGGTAGCAAAATTGAAGCATGGAAAGGCTTTTTTGATACCAATGGTGCATTAATAACAACTGGTGGCACAGGTGGTTTGTATCAATTCTTTAATGGCTATATCAATTCATTTTCAATCAATGAAACATGGATGGAAGAAATCAGGCAGTTTGTTGGCACTATTTCAGTAGCCGCATCTTCTATTCAGCTTATTTTAAAAAATAGAACTGCTGGCAGATTTACCAATGACAATAACTGGCAATACTTTAGCCCTAATGATACAAGCATGAATAGAGTTGCATTTATTACCAATATTAATTATCAGTTTGGAAAAGGTGCATTGGCTGGATCATGATAAGACAAGCTACAAAATACGATAAGCCACAAATAATAGAAATAATGAAATTATTTAGGGCTGAAAGCAATATAAAACAATATCATAGTTTAGATAATGAACCATATTGGAATAGACTGCTAGATTCAATATTAGCTGGTGCTGGAATTATTTATATTGAAGATGGTGTTGGTTTAATAATGGCTTTAATAACCCATAATCTTTGGTGCGATAAAACATTTTATATGCAAGAATTAGCTTGGTATGTAAAGCCAGAACAAAGAAATACAAGTGTTGGATATAGGCTTTTAAAGAAATATATTGAATATGGCAATAAATTAAAAGAAGATGGCAGAATATGTATGTTTGCAATAGGAAAAATGCCTTCTAGCCCTAATGTTAAATATGAAAAATTTGGGTTTACCAAATTAGATGAAAATTGGATTCAGTAATGCGTAAACTTTATTTGGCAATATTTCTGATGATTTTTTCTGTTCCAGCATTTGCATTTGGAACAATGATTGTTGCCGCATTAGTAGCTGAAGGTGTATTTGCAACTGCTATGACTGTTGGTGCTATAGCAACAGCAATGGCTATTAATATGGTTGTTGCAGTAATTGTTTCTAAAGCATTTGCCAATCAAAACTCATTTGATTCCAATGGATATGCTTCTGGTTCTAGCCCTAATCCTGGCAACAGCCAACAAGTTCCACCAGCCACAGATAATAAACTTCCTGTAGTTTATGGTTCAGCCTATATAGGTGGAATTATTACAGACTTATCTATTAGTTCTGATAATCAACAGTTATATTATGTTCTTTCTATTTGTGAAGTAACTAGCACAAATACAGGGCAAACAGCAGATACTATTACATTTGGAAATATTTATTATGGTGGAAAAAAAGTAGTATTTCAAAGTAATGGATATACAGTAGCAAGTCTTTTAGATGAATCTACTGGAGCATCTGATACTTCTGTAAATGGAAGAATTGAAATATTCCTTTATAGCAATGGTTCAAATACTCCAGCCAATTCTAGTCAATCAGCAATTAGTGTCATGCAAACTGCTGGTCTTACTTATCAATGGGATGCCAATAAATTAATGACTAATTGTGCTTTTGCAATTATTCATCTTTCATATAGTCAATCTGCTAATGTTATTGGAATTAATCAAACTAAATTTCAAGTAACAAATAGCCTAACAAATACTGGCGATTGCATAAAAGATTATTTAATTAATACTCGTTATGGCTGTGCTATTCCATTGGCTCAAGTTGATACAGCAAGTCTTACAGCTTTAACAACTTACTCAAATGGTTCTTTTTCTTATACAAATTCAAGTGGTGGCACATCTACTCAACCAAGATTTAAATTTAATGGGTCTTTAGATACCACAAGAACTGTAATGGATAACTTGCAAGATATGGCTTCATGCTGTGATTGCTTAATTAAATATACAGAAATTACAGGTCTTTGGGGTGTAGTTGTCCAATCTCCAACATATACAATAGCAATGGATATTAATGATAGCAATATGATTTCAGCTATTCAAATAACTCCATTAGATATTGCCGCATCCTATAATGTTGTTGAATGTAAATTCCCAGATATTACAAATCAAAGTGCATTTAATTCAACTACTTTTAATTTAGCAACTTTAGACCCAGCATTGTTATATCCTAATGAGCCAGTAAATAAAGTTTCTTTTAGTTTTCCATTAACAAGCAATAGTGTAACTGCTCAATATTTAGCTACTAGAGTTCTTAAATCAGGTCGTGAAGATTTGCAAATTCAAGTTACTGTAAGTTTTATTGGAATTGAATTAGATGCTGGAGATATTGTTACAGTAACAAATTCTAATTATGGATGGGTAGCAAAGTTATTTAGAGTAAATAAAGTTGTTCAACAATTTAATGATGATGGGTCTATTGCTGTTCAGCTTAGTATGTCTGAATACAATCCTACAGTTTATGATGATGCTGATATAACTCAATTTCAGCCAACCCCTAATACTGGAATTGGAAGCCCTACTACATTTGGAAATCTAACTGCACCATCTGTTTATTCATCATCTGAAACAGCCAATGTTCCATATATTCAAATTCAAGCATATACAGCCCCAAATGGCATTACTCAATATATGGAAATTTGGTATTCAGCATTTAGTAATCCATTAACAACTCAAATGGTATTTGCTGGAACAAGTGAAATTCAATCTAATGGCAATCCATATCAACCATTAACTTTAATTTCACCAGTAACATTAACCAACATTCCATCTGGTAATTGGTATTTCTTTACTAGGACTGTTAATAGTTTAGCTTCTTCTTCATATAGCCCAGCAAGTTCATTGTTTACATGGCGTCCAAGAACTTTTCAATATAGTCAGCGTTATTTATCTGTTGCTTATGCTGATGATGCAGTAGGAACAGGATTTAGTTTTAGCCCTAGAGGAAAAGCATATTATGGATTGTTTAATCAAAACAATGCTACTCCAAATCCAGTTGCATCTAATTACACATGGTATCTTGCACCTACAGCTTTTAATTCTACTGGGGCATTAATTTATCTTCTTTATATTAATCGCAATGACAGACGATTTAGTTTTTCTACTGGCTTTGCGGCTTATGCGGCTGGTTCTGGCTCTTTTGTTCCAACATCAACTGCAACTTATGACCCTTCTCAATGGGGTGGTTTGCCAGATGGAACAAACATTATTGATTTAGATTTAAGAACTGGTCAGCTTACACAGACAGGAACAACATCTGTTGGAACTGGAGAATTGTCTATTATTAATAATCCTGATGGAACATTAAAAGCACAATTACAAGAATATCTTGATTTTGGTGGAGCATATACAAAAACTTCGTCTGTTGCTCTTTTGACTATTGATATTTATGGTCGTGTAGTTGGATTTGAAACTCCAGATGATTTTAATTATACAGAGCAAGTATTTACTGCCACATCAGGACAAACTGTATTTAGTGTTACTAGATCATCAACTTACATTAGTGGTCAATGCTGGGTATTTAGAAATGGCTTAAAACTAAGCCCATCAGAATACACAGATACAAGTGGATCAACTGGAACAGTTACATTAGGAATTGGGGCTATTACAGGTGATATTATTACCATTGTTTCCTTTAGATCACAAAATTCTGGAACTGGTGTATATGCTTCATTCTCATTTAATAGTGCAAATTTAACTAATCAAGCTACTTATACTGCATCAGGGTTTACCCTTAATACAGGATATGAATTGTTGTTTTTAAATGGCACAATCGTAAATGCTGAAGATTATGATATTAGTGGTCAAGATATTACTTTTACAGGAAATGCTACAGGCTATTTGCAAATTATTCAATGGACACCAAATAACCTTGGCGTAGCTAATGGTACGCCAGTTAATGCCGATGTGTTTACAATTATTGGTCAAACATTATATTCTTTTGCCTATAATATTAATGCTTTTAATTTATACGGAAATGGATGTCTATATAAACAAGGAACAGATTACACAACTGGAACAAATACTTTTACTTTGACTAATACACCAACAACTAACACCAATATTTTGGTGCAACAAACTTTTGCTAGAACTGGGGCGGCATAATGACACAAGCATATAATCTTTCGCAATTTGCGAATTTTCTTAATTCATCAGGACAAGTCTCCGCATCTGGTATTCAATCAGGAGTAGTAGTACCAAGTGGAACTGTAAGTTTATTTTATCAAGCATCTGCTCCTACTGGATGGTCGCAAATTACTAGCCTTAATGATTATGATTTGCGATTGGTATCTGGGGTAGGTGGAACTACTGGTGGCACAACTGCTTATTCAACAGTATTTACAAATCAAACTCCTAGTATTACTGGTGGAACATTAAGCGCAACAATTGGGGCAACAACACTTTCTACTGCACAAATGCCATCTCATGCTCATAGCCCTGGTAGTGGTGAAGCATTTGTAAATAGAGAAGGATATTATACTGGTAGTAATGTTGGAACAGAAAACCCTTTTGCGTATTCTTATTCTGGTACAACTGCCTCAGAAGGTGGCGATGGTTCTCATACTCACTCATTCTCAGGTAGCGTAAGCGCAATAACTTCATCTGCTATTACTCTTAATGTCCGTTACGCTAATATCATTATTTGCTCTAAAAACTAATGAAAATAGAACCTAAAAACAATTGCCCCTTAAATAATTTTGAACCATGCAAACAATTGGATTGCGCTTGGTTTATAGAATTACATGGAACAAATCCTAATACTGGTCAGCCAATTAAAGATTGGGGATGCACTATGGCTATGATGCCTATGATGTTATTGGAAAATGCCAAACAACAACACAGCACCGCATCAGCCGTTGAATCATTTAGAAATGAAATGATTAAAGCCAATGAATCTAGCCAGCAATTATTGATGGCATCATCAAAACTACTTGAAGGATAAGAAATGAAATTAACTATTATTATTGATGATAAAGCTGTAAAAGTAGATGGTATTAAGCGTATTGTTGACTTTCATGATTGTTCAATACCTGGTGGTATTCATGCCCTACAATGGGAAAATGATTCTGGCTGGATTGAATATGCAGTAACAAAAGATGGTAATAAGCCTGAAAACAAATCTATTACAGAATTGCCTAAATGGGCTAATAATTGTGTAGCAGAATGGGAAAAACCCATTCCACCAGTAGTATAATTATCAAAAAATAAGACATGATTCGTAGGTGGGTGGAGTTCCATCCCCTAATAACCGAGTAATGGAGAAATCATGGCAGTCTTTAATAAAAACACTTTGACCCAAGTTTCAGGGTTTGATAACCAGATTATTGCTGGTGAATTGGTATATAACCAAAAAACCTATTGGAATTTGGCTCTTAATACAGATGGAACTGCCATTGATTTAACTGGTGCAACTATTAATGCCCAGATTATTCGTAGAAAATTATCCAATGTCCAAGATACTCGCTATGGCTTGAGTTTTGATATTGGCGATTACACACCTACACCAACCCCAATTTCTTTGACCATTTCTAATCGTAGCGATACTACAGGGCAATTTACTCTTACTATTGACGATTCAGCTTGGGCTTTAACTACAACTGATACAGACTTAGATATTGCATCCATTAATGGTGCTGGCTTTTCTGGTCGTATTAAGATTAGTTTTCCAGCATCAGGAACAACTCCAGCAAATGATTTAATTATCTTTTTGCTATTCCTAGTTAGGTCTGATGCAATCGTGGTGAACTAACCATGACTGATATAACAATTTCAACTGCCCAAGGTGGCACAAATTTAAATGTTGATGTAGCTAGGGGAACAGATATAACCCTTGATGTATCCATTGGTAATCAAATTACAATGGTTGTAGATCAAGGCATACAAGGCTCATCAGGAACATCTGGATATAGTGGCATAAGTGGCTATAGTGGTTATTCTGGCTATTCTGGGATGTCAGGAGCAAGCACATCTGGTTATTCTGGATACTCTGGAAAATCTGGGTTCTCTGGCTACTCAGGCATTAGTGGATATAGTGGTAGTGGTGTATCTGGTTACTCTGGTTATTCTGGTTCTGGCACAAGTGGTTATAGTGGCTATAGTGGTTTTTCTGGGCAGTCTGGGGCATCTACATCAGGCTATTCTGGATATTCTGGCATAAGTGGATATAGTGGTGTAAGTGGCTATTCTGGCTATTCAGGAAGTGGTGTATCAGGCTATAGTGGTTATTCAGGTAGTGGATTATCTGGCTATTCTGGATATTCAGGTCAATCAGGTGCATCAACATCTGGCTATTCTGGTTATAGTGGGCAATCTGGGTATTCAGGTTTTAGTGGAAGTGGCATATCTGGTTACTCTGGCTATTCTGGAAGTGGAATTAGTGGATATAGTGGATATTCTGGCATCAATGGTTTGAGTGGATATTCTGGCATCAATGGTCAATCTGGAATATCAGGCTATAGTGGATATAGCGGCTATAGTGGTTATTCTGGAGCAATAGGTACATCTGGATTTAGTGGTTATTCTGGCTCTGGAATAAGTGGTTATAGTGGCTATTCTGGATTTAGTGGGCAACAAGGTACAAGTGGTTACTCTGGCTATAGTGGTGCAGTTGGAGCAAGTGGTACATCTGGGTATTCCGGTTATAGTGGCTCTGGATTTTCTGGTTACTCTGGATTCTCTGGCATCAATGGAGCATCTGGAATAAGTGGTTTTTCAGGTGCTAATGGAGCATCAGGATTAAGTGGCTATAGTGGTTATTCTGGAAGTGGTGTATCTGGTTACTCTGGGTATTCTGGTTGGTCAGGTATTAGTGGATATTCTGGGTCAGGAATTTCTGGCTATTCTGGCTATTCTGGAAGTGGTACATCTGGCTATAGTGGCTATTCTGGTTCTGGAATATCAGGTTATAGCGGATATAGTGGTTCTGGTTTATCAGGATTTAGTGGTACAAGTGGTTATTCTGGTTATTCAGGTGCAAATACTTATATTGCTCCTAGAATTACATCTACTACTAGCGCATCTTCAATCACACCAAACGCCGGCGCTACGGATCAATACGAAGTTACTGCCCTTGCAGTTGGACTAACAATTAATGCACCAACTGGAAGTCCTGTAGATGGTCAAAAGCTCATTATTCGTATTTTGGATAATGGTGGCGCACAAACTTTAACTTGGACAACTTCTAGTGGTGGTTATAGAATTGTCGGAACAACTTTACCAACAACAACAACTGCTTCCAAAATATTGTATGTAGGTTGTATTTATAATACTGCCGCAACTTTTTGGGATGTAATTGCTTTGGCTCAACAGGCTTAACATGACTACTTGTGCAGTATGCCAATTATCAAATGGTTTAGTAATTAATGTAATTATTGCTGAACCATATTTTGATTGTCCATACCCTGATTGTCAATTAATTGTAACTCCTGATATAGATGGAAATTATGCGCAAACAGGTTGCACTTGGAATGGAACAAATTTTATTAATATTCCACAGGCAGAATAATGGCTAATAGATATTGGGTTGGTGGAAGTGGAACTTGGGATGCAACTTCTACTACTAATTGGTCAACTACATCTGGTGGTAGTGGTGGAGCATCTGTTCCAACTTCAGCAGATGCTGTTATATTTGACAGTTTGTCTAATGTTCCTAATAGTGGTGCATCCTATACAGTAACCAGATCATCAGCCGCACAAATATTAAGTGCATCAATAGATAATCCTTCCGCTGGAACATTAACATTGGCTGGAAATGGGGCTTTATCAATCAGTAGTTCTTCTGGTTTGGTTGTCTTAAACACTATTATTTGGACTTATAATGGATCTCTTTCTCCAAGTACCACAAATGTATTATTAAATGTAAATAATATTACTGTAGCCTCTGCAATAAATATTACTGGAGGCGGTGTTGGTTTTATTTTAGGTTCAAATTTTATATCTACAAGCAGTATAAATAATAATGGAACTTTAAATACTCAAGGATACACAGTTTCTTGCACAAATTTTACTAGCATTAACGCTGTAATTACTTCTGGTAGCACAATTACAACATCAGGAACAGGCACTTCAACTTGGACTGTATCAGGATCAGTTACAGGATCACCAAATATTATATTATCAAGCACCGCAACAGGCTCAAAAACTTTTGCTGGTGGTGGTTTTACTTATGGCTCTTTATCTTTAGGAACTTCTGCTGGTGCCACAGTTAATGCTTCTTATATTATTACTGGTGCTAATACATTTAGTTCTATAAGTTGTGCAAAAACAGTAGCAACCACAATTTCATTTGGTGCAAATCAAACCATTGGCACTTGGTCTGTTACTGGAACTGCTGGAAATGTGGTAACAGTAAATAGTAATAGTGTTACTATTGCAAGAACATTAACCATTAATAATCAAACATCAAGCATTGATTATTTAGATGTAACAGATATAACTTCCAATTTACAACCAGTTACTTTCTATGCTGGTGCAAATACAAAATTGCGGTCAAATGTGCAAGGTGTTGCGGCTACAACCTCAACTGCCAATCAATATGTTTATGTATTAAATGGTTCAACATCAAGTCCTTGGACTGTTCCAGCAAACTGGAACAATACCAATAATGAAATTCATTTGATTGGTGGTGGCGGTGGAGGTGCTGGTGCTAGATTTACTACGCCTAACGGTGCTGGTGGTGGCGGTGGAGGCGGTGGTGGATAC